ATCAGCTTTGTTGGTTCATCTGCTTCAAAGTCAAATTGAAAACCATCATCATCCTTGTCTTTGATTCTGCGAATCCAGGACAGCACCGCAGCCTTCCAATTAACCATTGGCACTTGTCCAACCATCCAACCTTTGCTTTCATAATATAACCAAAACTTTTCTGATTCGCTAATGTTTCTGCATCCACAATGATACATCCATTCTTTAATATCATCAACACTTGGATGTTCGATTGCATTCACATTCTCATTAGGATTATTATTAGCATTTACATTACCATTTACATTTACATTAGGTTTTTCAGTTGCATAACCTAACTGTGTCAATGGTTTTGGTTTGGTTTCGGTTAGGTTATGGTTAGGTTTCGGTTTGGTTATGGTTTGGTTTCGTTTAGGTTTTGCTTTGGTTCTTTTTGAACTTGGTCTGCCACCTTTCTGGCCATTGTTGAATCTTGCAATGTTTGCATCAAGTTGTGGCTTAATCAGTCTGAATGCCATCTTTGGTGTGCCTTCCAATGATGGTTCCACAAAGTTCAAAGCATAGTCACAAATGGCATCAAACATGGCACATTTTTCTTCTGGACCTAAGTCTTCAGCAGCTTCAAAGAAAGACCTGTAAAAGATAAAACTGTCTCTCATTTGATTAAGTATTTGGTGCCTTGTTTGAAGAATCTGAATCCTAATGAACGCAGGATTTCAGTCAGTTCTGCAACTGTATACTTGTCATCAAACATCAGATCATGGTCAATGCGCTTGATGTTATGGATAACACTTGCATGGTTCATGTCAGCCTTGTGTGCAATTCGTACAATGCTCAATGCTGTTTCCATTTTCGGTTGCCTTAACAACCAGAACCAAACTGCTCTGGCCTTCACGATGTGTGCCTGCCTGTCTCTGGCAAACATCATTTCACGTGTCACACCATAGTATTGCAACACAGCATTGGTGATGTTCTCAACATTCACACCTTGCTTGTTGGCCAATGGTGCGTTCACAACCTGGTCAACTAATTCTGACCTGTAAACATCAACCAATCTGTCAATGCTTTCTTTTTCAATGTTTGAAAGTTTTTTCATTTTCTTTTCTTTTATAAGTTATTTGATTAAATCCATCCAATCTTCGAAACGCATAGCCACAAAGTCTGGTTGATGGTTCTTGGTGAACACAACCACAGGTGTTCTGCCATCTTCTGCTGCATCATCCTGTGCCTGCTGTAATGCGCTCCATATGTTCAGCCGTTCTTGATTCTTGCATTCAAAGCTGAACTGTGCCAATGGTCCATCCAAATCAATGATGTCACCTTTGATAGTCATGCCACCGGACATTGGTGTTCTTCTGACATTGGTGCCAAATCTTTCATTCAACCTGTTGGCCACCTTTCGTTCAAATCGCTTGCCCTTGTTGTTTGCGTTCACCATGTCTTTAGGTCTTTACGTTTCACAAAGTAAGTTGGTCCATATCCAAAGTCACGCTGACCTTCATCCAACAACATCTGCTTGGTTGCATAGCCTATTAAATAGACTGTGCTGCTGTCAACAATTGCCAAGACATATATGTCATGCTTTGGATGTTCTACCAATAAATTGCCTTTCGAATTGTCTGTTGCCTTGATGTCAATGGTGCTGCCATCATTGCTGATGAAGTCAAAGGAATCTTTGTCCAGGTTGCTCAATATGTCAAGGTGCAAATTGAATTGCTTGCTGAATGCATATTCCGCTGCGAATCCAATTCTGCTTGCTTTTCGTTTGTCAATGATTGTTGTGTTGCTGCCACATCCTTGCCAGAATCGCATTGCTGCGATCATGTCACACATTGCCAATTCTCTATTTGTCAATGTCACCTTCATGCTTTCAGTATTTGGTCCAAATATTCCTTTGCTTCTGCTAACCTTTCAACCAACTGCTGCTGCATTTCATTATCAGCAGGTACATTGATGATGACCATTCTGAATGCTTCATTTTCAATTCTTGGATCAAAGCTGATGAAGTCACACGATGTGGCACCTGTTGCAAGCATACAACCTTGCATCTGCCAGAGATACCTTTTGTCAATATCTTGATTGATGACATTCTTCAAATGGTTTGCTGTGTTGTATGGACATTTGATTTCAATCAACTTGTTGCTGTCCTTCACTTTGCCATCTGGTGACCCACCGGAGTAGTCAGAAATTTCACAGAAGCCAAGTTCTTCAACTTCACATCCTGTGCGCTTTTCATATTCCTGTCTGGCCACATCTTCAAATTCATTGCCATGATCCAATGCTGCGCCAAATATCTGCACACGTTCACCTGTCAGCTTCTGAGCTGCAACTTCCATCATGTAGCTGATGGCTGTGCCACCAAACACTTCATCTTTCTTTCTGCCTTTGGTCATCAGATCACCGAACCTGGATGCTGTGAATTTGCCAAGTCTGGCAGCAAACCATTCTTCAGTTCGCTGCAATTCATTCTTTTCTTCGAATATGTCCATGATTACTTGCTTTTCTTTGGTGTAAAGTCATCAGATTCATCCTGTCCATATACGCTGTGCTGATAAAAGCCAGACAGCTTCAGACATATTCTGCTCAATGCGCGTTTTTCTGCCATTGCCACAGGATATTTTTGGCGCGTATTATCGGGTGCAGATTCACCATAGGTTTCAACAGTTATGGTGTGACCTTCTGGTCCTGCCATTTCACCAATTGCCTTGATCACCACGTGCTTGCAGTCATCTGTCATATGCACCATTTCATATCTGACACGGATGCCACGATGCTGTTGGATGCGTTCAATGCCTTGGCGTGTCACTATCACAAAGCCTTGTGGACTCTTGAAGAAATGGTCAGCCGATAGGCCGTTTTCTTCGGCCAATCTTTTCATTGTTTCTCTGTCTGAATTTTTCATGTTTATTGATTTTTATTGATTTCTGTTTTTGTTTTCAAAGTCAACATCACAACATCTGATGTGATGGCCATCCAATAGAATGGCAATTGTTCTGATGGCATATGAATGCCTTCATGGTTGTTGTAGTCTGGATCATATGCTTCCAACCATCTGATAATTTGACCAAGCACATGGCGTTCAATAACTATTTGACTATCTGCAAATAGTATCACATCCAATCTTGCAAGTTGATTGATTGCATCAATTCTTGTGATGATGTCCAACACAACTGCTTTGGCTGTGTCTGTCAAGTTCTCTGTGCCATCTTTGTAGCACTCCAATAGGTCCAAGTGATTCATGCTTCTTTTTCTTTTATCAGATTAATCACCTTCGTTTTCTGTTCATCTTCTTTCCACATCTGAATGATTGGTTCAGCCATGCTGTGATCGATGTAGTATGTGATGCCATCCATGTGGACATACACTACTTTTGGATTGTTGGTTTGAATTGTCATATCTGTTTCTTAATGTTTCCACGAATATAGGTATAAATGTCAATAACTTCCAAATAACTACACAGGAAATCACACACGTTTATGCTAACGTGCTGACAATCAGTTGAATAAATTTAACGGTTAATTAACGGACAACCATGTTCCATCATCATCAGACTGATTGCTGATGATTCTCAAATACATTTCTTCTGTGTTCACTAAAGTGTTGTGATACGCTGCCATCTCATCTTGGATAGCCTTGTTCCGTTCGCTAATTCGCCAAACAAGAACAGCCAGAATGATGGTCCAGAAGATAAGCACCAACAACAGCACCATTGAAATGATTAGCAGGTTGATGATGGTCTGAATCATCTGACCTTGCCTTTGATGATTCGCAGATTGTCCACTTCAAAGTCACCATTGCCATCAACACGAATGATTGCAAAGCCATGATTCCATTTGTTCACAGGCATATATCCTGGATGCAATTCTGATAGGCATCCGGTTGACCAAGTAGTCACAACCTTGCCATCCAAATTTGATTCTGAATGCTCTGATGTCTGATGGTTGTGGCCACATATCACAGATGCCTTTGCTCGCATATAGTACCCACGTGCAGGATTCACAGGTGAAAAGACTGACCTGCCAAATTCATGGCCATGCATGATGGACAGCTTGCCTGCCTTAATCACACGTTTGTCCTGTATTAATGTGCAGCCAAGTTCACCAAACTTCAGAAGTTGGTCCATCGTGAAGTCTGATGTGCCAATCAGTTCTGGTGCCTTAGTTCTTAGGTATGCTTCATACCTTTCTTCATGGTTTCCAAGTTTGAAATAGAATGGCACACCATCAAATTCCTTTCTGAATACTTTCAGCAATTGCCGTGTTGCTTCCAATTCTTCGCCAAATCTTCTTTTCCTTGGATCACTTTCATACCTGCTCAAAGCATAGCAATCAACTGTGTCACCATTAAATACAATGGCATTCACCTTCTGCTGCTTGCCACATTCAATGGCCTTGCTGACTGCTTCAATGTTGTGATACGGCACATGAATATCAGACAACAACAGGATTCTTGTTGCTGCCTTTGGAAGAATGAATGGCTCCCATTCTGCTTCATCACTTTCTGGAAGACCAAATGGATTGGCAATTCCTAATGCTTTGGCGTGCTGTGCTTTTTCTGCTGTCATGTGTTCTGTTCCTTTTACTTTTTGCCTGTCTGCATCACCATGCTGTCCACGGTAATATCTAATGATGCTGCGTACATTCTCAATGTCAATGAATGCTGACCTGTTCCTTTTGTAGATCAGCTTCGCCAATGATAGTGATGGCAGATGTGACCATTGTTCCATGTACTTCTT